GTAGTACGTGTGCTTGCACACCGAATGTTACAGGGCAGATCCTATTACAGGGTTCTGCTTACGTAGTTCTCATAATTTCGAAAGAATTATGGAATCTATATTTCGAGAAGTCCTCTGATGGGAGGTTCTTCCCGATTTCTCTTGCTACTATATTTACTAAGTGCAAGATGATTTTTGTCATTGGGTCTCCCATTAGGATCCCTCTGACTGACCTTATCCGACGAACTCCTGGTTTATCGGTAGGTTCTCCTATATCTCCCAACAGGTTTGTCGCCTGAAAGTAGATATTGCGACTTCGGAAACTGATACAGTTCACGAAGCCTTGTAAAACTTTTGGTATTCCACATTTGGACATCCAAAAGTTTGCCAATCTTTCTGCAATATCAAATTGCAGGAAATCGGTAGCAGTTTCGTAATCGGTAGACGATACGAAAATGCTTTTGAAAGATATCTCCTCAAGAGTAGAATCTTCCAATTTTGTCTCCGTTTTCTTATTGATATCGAAGACATGTTCTTTAATGCCCTCCTTAAAGAAGGACTTAAAGAATTCCCAGGCATGGGAGGACTTTCCCATACCTGATTCTGAGCTTTCCAACTTAGTAAGTGGGTAAGCGCAGATGCGATGGACAAGATCTAATACGATCTTGACCGCCGCCATGGACTTGGTAACTGTTCTAGATTTACCAGGTTCCTTTACCACCGTGACGAATACATTTCGTAGTTCGTCAGGTGATGTATGGAGACAGTGGTCTAGGGATGCCCAGAACACATATTCTCCTGTAGTACACTGAGTTAAGGTTCTTCTCTCAGTTACTATTCCGGTCTCCAGGTCCATAATTGGGACCCTAGCGCCGGTTAACCCCCGTTGTACCATTTCTGAAATGGTAGCGAGGGTTCCAAACTCCTGTCTTGTCTTTTCTAGACAAGCAGTAGTTAGCACTTGGATTCTGGCCTTTGTGGTCAGTCCAGTGAATACTTCCTCTGGTATAGATAGATCTACCTTTACCAGGGCACAATCCACCAAGCCCTTCATAGTTTTTGAAAAGGGTTGTGGTGGTATCCTTACAGTATCAAGAAACTTTTTCTTAGATTGTAAGGTAACGAGTGGAGGTGGTTTTCCAACTCCCCTCGTTTGGTTCAATATACCAATAGCTTGTATATATCGAACCTCACTATATTTATCCACCTCTTTTGCGAGATGGTAAAGATAGTAGAGAGGTCCAGGCAAGGTTCTTGCCCATGCCTCCCCTTGAGACTTAAATGAACGGGTGTTCAAAATAAGTTTCAACTGTTTTCTACAGTCCTTTAGGATCTTGTAGTTACAGGTATGGTGAATTAGCTCATCAGCTAACTCACCATCCAGGAATTCATCATCTAATAGAAAATGAATTTCTGCGAGTACGAACGTGTCATATTTTGACCACGTCCATACTTCTTCCGGAAATGTCAC